TTTTTTTTTTAATGATACGGCGACCACCGAGATCTACACTCTTTCCCTACACGACGCTCTTCCGATCTCTCTTCGGTCTCGGTCGCAATCTCGCCTTCGAGCGCGGCCAGGGCGAGGGCCAGGCGGACCATCTCCTGGATCGCCTTGCGCAGTTCTTCGGCGGGCGCCGACGGCGGGGAGATGTACTCGGGCTTGTGTGCGCCCCGCTCCGTAACCGGATACGGGATGACGTCATGAACGCCGACCTCGAGGATGGCCTTGCCGGTGGGCGACAGCTCGGTGACGGTATTCGCGTCGGACCCTTCGCCAGTCGTGCGGGTGCTGTAGACATCCTGGTCGTGGGGATAGACCAGCTGGGGGAACGTCACGCCGTAATGGATTTCGTCGACCAGCGACATGTGGTTGAAGATCGCGCGGTCGATGTGGGCGATCTCTGCGACGAGCCCCGGCGACGCGAAGCCCTTGCCCTTGCCGATCCGGACCGGAACGAACGGGACTTCCCCGAGGCGGTTGTCGCCGCGGTCCACCTCTTCGTACTTGGCCGGCCGGCCGGCGGTCGCTTCTTCGACCATCCGGTAGAGGAACCATCCGGTCGGCGTCCACAGCCGCCAGCGCAGCTCGACCGCCCCGCTTGAGTTCAGCGGGTCGGCGTCGTCGCGGTCGTCCTCGAGGATGAGCAGCCATTCGACCTTTCCGCGGTGAATACGGCCGTCGAGGACGTGTGTCGGGTGGACCAAGTAGGCGTATGGCAGAAGGCCGAGCTCGCGCTCCTGCTGCGCCGAAAGCTGCCTTGGCTCTTCACCGTCATCGGCCGGCTGAATGGCATCCGGCGGGATGGGCGGCTTGTCGACGCCAATCCAGATGATGCCGTAGTCGCCGGCCCAGAATGCCGTATCGCGTGCCAGTTCGACCGCCGGGCGTCCGTCGAGGTCGGCCGACTCGAGGAACGACGTCGCGCACTCGGGGAGGTTTTCCGCCGGCGTCGGTGCCTGCTGAAACAGGTACCCCAGGTAGCACTCGAGGACCTCGCGGGTGATGTTGTACCGGTGGTCCTGCGCCCGCTTCAGGCGAGCCTCGAAGACCTTCTTGCCTTCACGCGGGTGTTTGTGGAGGTTCGCGTCCGCGTACTCGGCCGGCAAGGCCTCGACCGACTGCCGGAGGAAGGCCCACTCCGCCGCATTGCGCTCGTAGTCCGGATGGCGCCGCTCGACGAGCCGGCGGATGGGATCGTCAGGTTGCGGCATTCCTCGCCCTTCCGGCAGTAGTGGTGCGACTTTGCGCCGTCGGCCCGCTGTGCGGCCGTTTCCGAGGCGTTCGCGGGATTGACCGGGTGTTCTGTCGTGCGGATCAGTCGGCGCCCGCAGCGCGGCGGAGCTGGTCGATGTTCGTCGGTCCCGGGCGGGCCTTCCCGAACTGCGTGTACTCGCCGTAGCGCAGGGCGTCTGGGCCGTGGTCGGCCTGCTTCAGCGGCTTGTCTTCGCCCTCCTTGGCTGCCTTGGGGCACCAGGCGTAGGTAGACATTTCCTTGACCAGCTGAGGGCAGCGCTTGCGGTGGATTCGGAGCTTGCCGCTGGTCAGGCGATTTGCGACGGTGCGGATGCCGGCGACGACGTCATTGTCGGCCAGCGTCACGCCTTGCCACCTGTCTCGCTTGAGCTGAGTGATGAAGCTCGCCGCTGACGGGTCGACGAAGACCTTCTCGACGTGCCGGGCGGCCAGCCACTTCCGAAGGTCGGTGCTGTACTCGCCGTCCGTCATTTGCCGCTCGGACTCGCGGCCGCAGTATCGCCATTCCTCGAGCGCCCAACTGGTGTCGCCCTTGATGCCCTCGAGGATGGCGTGGAACGGGTTCTGCGTGCCGTAGTCGAGCGTGAGAACCAGGCGATCGAAGACCTTGGGCGCCTGGGCATCGTCGAAGCCGTGGACCGCCAGGTCGAAGGAATCGTAGATGATGCCCTCGGCCAGGACCCATAGGCCCAGGATGTACCGCTTGTAAAAGAGCCCCGTGAACCCGGCCTTGAGCTGCGCCTTGTAGCTGTCCGGCAGCCCTGGGTTGTCGTCAAGAACGAAGTGGTAACGGCGGACGAGGCCCTCGCGCACCGCGGCCGCGCCCTCGTCGATGAACTGCTCGTGGATCGGGTGGAAGGGCCCGTCCGGGTTGCAGGTCCAGAGGATGAGGCCCGGGTCCTTAGAACAGCGCGCCCGGCCCTGGTCGATGAAGTTTCGCGGGTAGAGAGTGACTTCGTCGCCGTACCATCCCCAGAAGGTGTCGCCCTGTATGGCGTCCTGGGACTTTTCGTCGTTCGCCCCGACGCAGCGGATCTTCCGCCCCCACAGGGTGAGCTCGCCGCGCTGGTAGTTGTACTTGTAGGCCTTGGGCCCGACGATTTTGAACAGGTCCTCGAGGACGTTGTTCCGCAGCGACTCGCGAGTGCGGCCGCTCATCAGGAGCTTGGCGCCGACCGGTACCTCGGCGACGTATTTCAGCCACCTGATGATGCTTGCGATGGTCTTGCCCGACCGAACCGAGCCGTCGAGCAGCATGATCGTCCGCGCGGTGGGCGCGGTGATGACCTGCATCTGCCGCGGGCTGAACTTCGTGAGTTCAAGCGACACGGCCTACTCCTCGCCGGCGGCGGCCGTTTCGTCGGCGGGCTGGTCGGCCAGGCTGCTCGCCGCGATCGCCGCGATCAGCTGGGCCATCATGCCGTTGTCGTTGGCGGCGCCCTGGTCGTGCTCGAGCTTGTGCTTCAAGCGGATCAGCTGGGCCTTGCGGCCCTGGACGCGGGTGAGAGCGTCTTCAATGAGGCGGATGCGCTCGAGGGCCAGCTGGTGCTTGCGCCGCTCGGAGTCGCCGAACAATGGCGAGTCCTCTTCGGACACTTCGATGAGGACCTGGCCCTGGTGGTCTGCTGCTTCCTTCAGGGCGGCGATTCGCTGCAGCATCCGCCGCTCGCGGATGGTGAGTAGCCGGATCTCCTCCTCGAGGAGCGCGTCGACCGCTGTGTTCTGGCTCCGGAAGAGGTCCTGCTCCTCGGGCTCGAGGACATCGATGAGGATGCTCTCGCGCTCGCCCGTCGTGACGGCGTTCTTGTTGCCGGGCGGCGCCCCGGGAGTCGAGCCGCCGTGAAGCTTGCACTTGCCGGTCCCGACGTGGTCTGTGCCCCAGCCTGGCGGCAAGGTGCATATACCGCCGCCCTGGTGCTTCTTCCCGCCACAGATACCCGCCCGGTCAACAGGGTCATGGATTTGTTTGCGACCAGCTGGTGCAGCGCGTGCGGGTGCCTGGGGGGTCCCCCCGGTTATGTCATCCCGAGGCTTTCCGCCATCGCCTTCCGGCTCTCGCAGGAATCTTCCGACGGTCGTATGCGCGACGTGGACCTGATGCTCGGCTGAAAGCCAAGCGGCAATCTTTCGGTTGCTGTCTCCGGCGGCCGCCCGTCGTCGGACTTCGGCCTCCAGGTTCCGCGGGATGCCTGCCTTCGCCATCTAGCTGGTGCGCTCCCGTGGTGCAAAGTGGTGCACCTTGGTGCAATGCACCAGCGTAGCCAGGTGGTGCAGGTTCCTTCAGCCGTCTTGCTTTTCGACCCGGTCGAGTACTCGCAGCACGTGAGCACCCGACCACTGGCTGCCGCGCTTCGTCGGGACGCCGGCGGCGTTGAGGACCGCCGCGATGCTCCGCAGGCTCAACTTCTGCCCGCGCAGCTCGCAGATTCGCTCGATGACGGCCGTCTCTTCCGGGTTCGGAATGAGACGCCCGCCCGGGCCGTCGAGGTCGAAGCCGAAAGGCACGGACCCGACGTGCTCGCCTTGTCTCCTCTTTTCGGCCAGGGCGAGACGCGTCCGCTCGCGGATGAGGTTGCGCTCCATCTCGGCCGCGCCCGCCATCACCGTGAGGAAGAAACGGCCCATCGCCGAACTCGTGTCGACGGCCTGGCCGCCCAGGTCCACCAGGTGCAGCGCGACCCCGGTCTGGTCCCACCGGCCGACAACCGTCAAGCAGTCGACGCAATCCCGGAAGAGCCGGTCAAGCTTCAGCGCGACGACCGCGCCGGCCTGCCCGTTGGCGACGAGCTCGAGTACTCGCCGACCGTTCTTTCGTTCGGCCAGCGGGATGCTTCCGCTGACGGCCCGGTCCTCGACGACGTCGACCAGGTCGAAGCCGCGCATCCGGCAATAGCTGTCGATGGTCGAGGCCTGGGCCTCGAGGCTGATGCCTTCTTCGGCCTGCTCATCGGTTGACACGCGGAGATAGGCAATCGCTTTCATATCCGCGTGCGGCCCCGGGCCCTTTTGCAACACCTGTTCGGTCGAGGGCCGACCGAAATTGCACCGGGCTTAGATTGGCGCCCAGCGCCCGTCTTCGAGCAAGGTGAACAATCGCACCGTGCCGTCGGCCTCGGTGTATCGCATCGCGGGTTCGCCGTCCTCGGTCTTCCCGAATGCGACAGAATTGGGACAGGTCGGAGCGCCGGCCGGCGGTGCCGGGCGAAGCCGGCGCTCGTCGATGCAGACGATGAGTTTCTTCTCCCAGGCAGCCAGGTGCCACCGCATGTCGTCGGTGAGTGCCCCGAATGGGTCGGCGATTACCTTCAGCCGCCGCTCGTAGGTTTCGTTGTCCCAGTACACGAAGGGCCGAATTCCGAGTTCGCCCATCTCGATGAGCAGCTCAACCGGGCCTGGCCAGAGCCGGACCTCCGGGTTGCTCATACGTTCCCCCCGATCGACCGATACAAGTCGCGCACCGCCTGGTGCCTTTCGCGCTCCCCTGCGGTGCCCAATCGCCCGCACCTTGGGCAGCCGGGCGGGCACTGCGCGAGGAGCCTCAAATATCCCCACGCGCGGAAAAGTCGGTGGATAGCCGAATCGACCTCGGCTCGCGTCGCCGGGAGGGGCAGCGCGAGCTGGTCCATCGTTCAAGCTTCCTTGATGAAAACTCGCTTGGGAGGCCATCCCTTCAGGGGCACGTTCGCTCGAGCGCGACGCTGGGCCTCCATTTGGTCGGGTACGTTCCGGTGATAGAGATCGGAAGAGCGTCGTGTAGGGAAAGAGTGTAGATCTCGGTGGTCGCC